GATCAGGCAGAAGACACAGACACATGGTCACTTGTCGCAGAGGCAAGCGGCACTTGGACAAACATATCTGAGGATACTGACATATGGACAGACGTATCCGAAGACACTGACACATGGGTTGATCAAAGCCCACTAACATAGACGAAAGCTAAAAACTGCTGTATGTTAGCAGCAAAGGAGACATCACATGGCTATCACGCTAACAAAACCCGTAGTCGGCGGTTCTGACGGCACATGGGGTACAACTTTAAACAGCACACTTGATACCGTTGCCAACTATTTGGACGGCGATCTTGAGATTACGCCAGACCTAACATCTGGCTCTTGGAGTATTAGCGGTACGGCGGTTACGGCTACGGCTGCACAGATAAACATTCTAACATCGCTAACAGCTACGGCGACAGAGCTAAATTACACAGACGGCGTAACGTCTAACATCCAGACGCAGCTTGATGCAAAGGCGGCGACTACATCGCCTACGTTCACAACCAAAATCGTAACGCCAAAGGTCGAGTTCTCAAACTGGACAATTACGGAAACGGGTGGCGTTTTATACTTTGCGACGGGCGGCGTAGATAAAATGAAGCTAGACGCTTCTGGAAACCTTACAGTAGTTGGTGACATCACAGCATTTGGAACGATCTAATGGCGCTACAATCATCTGGCAACGCAATTAGTTTTAGCGACATCCAGACTGAGTTTGGTGGCGAAAACCCTATTAGCATGTCCGAGTATTACCAAGACGCCGTTCCAGCGCTTGTAACGGCTAACAACGCAAATGTCGGCGATGTCGGTGAGGCGTTAGCCATGAGTGACTTTTATGATGGTATATTGGCCACGCTGTTTACCGTTGAATTTATAGGCGGCGGTGGCGGCGGAGCAGGACACAGTATGTCAAGCGGCAACCCTGCTGGCTCTGCGGGAGGCTCCACGGGCCTTACTGCAGCATCAGGTGATATGTTCGGTACAAACGGAGTAGAGCTTACTGGCATATCAACAGGTGGCGGAGCTGGCGGTCCTACTGGAAGCAATGGAACTCTTACGTCAGAGGCTGGTGAGGCATCATATTATGGAGCTGGAGGAAACGGCGGAGCGAACTCAGGTTCGGGGAATTACACAAGTGGCTATTCTCCCGCTGCAACTTCTTATGGCGCTGGCGGTGGGTCAGGCGGAACCACGTTTCAGTGGAACGGAGGTTTTGGAGGGAGAGATGCCACTAGACGTGAATTTCAGTTTTACGGCGTTCCGTCAGCATCAATTACTGTCACCATTGGAGCTGGTGGCGCGGGCGGCAATGGCAGCTTGACAAACGGTGGCGCAGGTGCCGCTGGCTACGCTAAGTTCACAGTAGGCAACGATGTGCAAGAGTTTACATCATCAGGAACATATACGGTGCCATCATGACGTTAATACCGATAGACTTGCCAGCAGGCGTATACAAAAACGGCACGGATTTAGAGGGCCAAGGTAGGTGGCAGGACGCGTCACTCGTGCGCTGGCGTGATAATACGCTGCGCCCAGTGGGTGGCTGGAATGAGCGAAAGACTGGCTTTAGCACAAATCCAATACGGGGCTTTCACACTTGGGAGGCCAACGACGGCTCACGCTTTTATGCGGGTGGGTCGTATAACGAGCTAAAAGTCGCCACCGCAAACAACAACGTATACGCTATCACGCCAACTGGTCTTACGGCGGGTGATGAGCATAGCACCATTGAAACGGGTTATGGCTATGGCGCATACGGCGATGGCACATACGGCACAGAGCGATCTGCATTCGGCTCTTACTCAGAGGCTAACACTTGGTCACTAGACAACTGGGGAGAGTACCTTGTCGCCGTATCATACGCGGATGGCAAGATGTACGAGTGGCAGCTCAACACATCCAACGCGGCAGCGCAAATCTCTAACGCTCCGACAGGCAACCTTGGCCTAGTCGTGACAGAGGAGCGCACAATCTTCGCATTAGGCGCAGGTAACAACCCGCGCAAGGTGCAGTGGTGCGACATTGAGGATAACACCGCGTGGACTGCGGCGGCGACAAACCAAGCTGGCGACATTGAGCTGCAGACAGCAGGTCAGATTATGCAGGGCATTCGCACACGCGGTCAGGTGCTAATACTGACTGACATTGATGCGCACTCTGCGCGATATAGTGGCCCTCCCTTTGTTTACGGCTTCCAGCGTGTCGGCACAGCCTGCGGTGCAATATCCCGCGCGGCGGCAGTTGATACGGATGCAGGGGTATTCTGGATGGGTCAACGTGGCTTTTTCCGTTTCGATGGTAACGTCGTGCAAGAGGTGCCTTGCGATGTCTTTGACCATGTGTTTGGCGAAATACAGGATCGCAACAAATCCAAGACTTGGGCGTGGAATAACTCAGAGTTTGGCGAAGTCTGGTGGTTCTACCAATCTGAAGCGCAGTCAGATACTGGCGAAATTGACAAATACGTGGCCTACGACTTTAAGGAAAACCATTGGCATATCGGGTCGCTGTCCCGTACTGCGGGCGCACCGCGCGGCGTATTCCGTCATCCGTTCTTACTGGACAGCACAGACGTGTACCAGCATGAAATCTCTGGCACAGGTGCAACAAATATGTTTGCTGAGACTGGCCCTATACAGCTAGGTAACGGCGACAACATCCTGCACGTTACGCAAATGATTGCGGATGAGCGCACAAAAGGTGACGTGCAACTAAAGTTTAAGACGCGTTTTTACCCGAATAGCGCTGAAACAGAGCATGGCCCATTCAACCCAGCAACGCCGACAGGATTGCGCTTCGCTGGTCGCCAGTTCAAGATGCGCGTGGAGCCAGATGACGGTTCAGAGTTTAGACTTGGCATTGTTCGTGTCGATGCACAGCAAGGGGGTAAGCGGTAATGCCGATCCCAACGCTGCCAGTTATCGGAGCAAGCCTTGATCAGTGGGGCAGACAGCTTACGCAGTATTTGTCGCTCAACTTGTCTAAGCTGGGCTTTAAGACTGCCGACGATAACCCGTCCGATAACGGCATCATCTTATGGGATGAGGTAAACGGCTATCCAGTCGTGTCCAAGAATAACGAGTTCGTGCAGATCGTCTTGGAGGATGGTCAATACGCTGGCGCAGTCACGACAGATCAGACAGCAGCAGCTATAAACACGGCGTACGCTTTAACGTACACCTCTAGCATTGCAGATGGTGTCACAAACGGCACGCCTGCCTCGCGCATTGTCTTTGAGGAAGCGGGTCAATACATGATTAGCTTTTCCGCGCAGATTGCATCAACATCTAGTAGCACAGTCAACTTCTGGTTTTGGCCTCGCATAAACGGTACTGACGTTACGGGGTCAACGATGAAGAACGCGCTGCATCAAAACGGCTCTGTTTTAGTTGTGTCGCGCTCCGCGATTTTTGATGTAAATGCTAACGATTATTTGGAAGCCATGTGGGCCGTCGATAGCACAAGCGGGTTTTTAGATGCGACAGTGGCAACGGCATTTGCTCCAGTAGCGCCTGCGTCAACGATTGCGATTACGAGGTTACATGGCTAAGCACGAAAATATAAACATCTTAGAGCATTGCAGACCTTGGCTTGAGGCTGCTATTGAGCGCTCTGGCGGATTGAATACGTGGGATGAAGTCGTCAACGGTATTGCCGCAGGCAAAATGCAATTGTGGCCTGCAGAGCGCGGGTGCATTGTCACAGAAATAGTGATATACCATCACACAAAGTGCTTGCATGTATTTCTTGCAGGCGGCGAATTGGATGAAATTTTACAAATGACCGAAAATGTGAAAGAATGGGCAAAATTGCAGGGCTGTTCATTTGCCTCGTTTGATGGTCGTTTTGGATGGCAGAAACCTTTGGAGAAACTAGGCTGGAAGCCTCACTCCATAACAATGCACTTGGAGTTTTAATATGGGCGGCAAAAGCACGACACAAGTCCAGAAAACAGAGATACCAAAGTGGTATGAAGATGCTGCAAAGTTGCAGATCAAAAGAGCTGATGAGGGGTATACTCTGGGCAAAATGCCATACATGGGACCAGAGGTTGCTGTAATAAATCCAGCAGAAATGGCAGCATCGCGCAACGTTGGCCAAATGGCTTCTGCTTTTGGGCTTGAGGCACCTGCAGAACTAAGCATGGGCGATATGCCAACAGTTACGCAGGGCGGCATGACTGGGTATACATCCTATCCAGCTTATATAGCAAATATGGAGCGCCTTAGAGAGCAGCGCCCAGATCAGTATGACTTCTTTTCGCGCATGACTGGGTTTGATCCTATTACTGGCGCGTCCGTGCAGCAAATGTCAACTCTGCCCTCGCAAGCGCCTGCCCCCGCTCCTGCGCCTGCTCCAATTATTAATCAGAATATTGGCGGAGAGGATAACATAGACAATATCGCTCTGCACAGGTCACTTTTCCCGCAACCAAGCTCTCGCCTAGACACTAAGGGTCAGATTGGAAAATATGAAAAGCCATCAGGTGGTGGACTATTTAGCGGCATAAAGAGTTTTTTTGGAGGCTAATATGGGCGCAGCAGCAAACCAACCAATACAAAACGTGTTCCAAGGCTCATCTGCAGCCCTGCAGCAAGCAGGCCAAACGTATGGCGGCATGACTGGCTTCCAGCCAAGTGCAGCTCAATACATGAACCCATACACGCAAAACGTCATTGACCGCACACAGCAAGACATCGCGCGGCAACAACAACTAGCTCAAAGCCAACTTGGCGCACAGGCTCAGGCTGCAGGAGCATTTGGCGGTTCGCGTCATGGCGTAGCTCAGGGCGTTATGGCTGGTGAATATGGAAAGATGGCTGGCGATATTGCAGCTCAGCAAAGGCAGCAAGGCTACAACCAAGCCCTCGATACAGCATTCCGTACTGCAGGAGTACAGCAAGCTGGAGCTAGCGGATTAGCTGGGCTTGGCGGTCAGTTGTTTGGAATGGGCCAGCAAACTCAGCAAGCGATTAGCGGTCAAGGTCAGTTCCAGCGCCAACTTGAGCAAGCCATGCTTGATGCAGCCAAAAACCAGTTTTATGGTGCGGCAGGTGCGCCCCTTCAAGGGCTTGGCGCGCTGTCTGGCGCTCTTAGTGGCCTAACAATTCCAACATCATCAACTGGTACAACAAGCACACCATTCAATCCTTTGGGTCTAATTACGGCGTTTATTTAGCATGGACTATCGCAACCTAGCATATCAAACCGCGCAAAAGTATGGCTTGGACCCTGATATGTTTGTCAGGCAAATCCAAGCAGAAAGCGCATTTAACCCCGCAGCCGTAAGCTCTGCGGGGGCTATTGGTCTGGGGCAGTTGATGCCTGCTACGGCAAAAGAATTGGGGGTAGACCCGACTGATCCAGCACAAAACCTTGAGGGTGCTGCGCGTTACATGAAGCAACTTTTGGGTCGCTATGACGGAAACCAAACACTAGCACTTGCTGCGTATAATGCTGGCATGGGTAATGTCGATAAGGCTGGTGGCGTTCCTAATTTTAAAGAAACACAGAACTACATCGCTAAGATTATGGGGTCAAACATGGCACAGCAACCAACACAACCTCAACAACCGCAGCAGCAGCCTCAAGGCTTACTTGGCGGCATACTTGGTGGGCAAGGTATAGGCGGCGCACTTGGACTAAGTGACGATTTTCGTGATCGACTGAAGATGGGCATTCTGCTTGGCTCTGATCCGCAGCGCTTTGCGCCAATGGTTGCTGGGATACAGGCGCGTGGCAAGGAGCGCAGAGCTGAGACTAAAGAGCAGCGCCAACGCAACAAGAGCCTTGAGTACTTAAAGCAGCGTGCAGACGCTGGTGATGCGATGGCTGGCCAGATATACGGCGCTGTATCTACGGGCGTGCTGCCAGTTGGCGCTGGTCTATCTACATACCTTACGCAAAGCCTTAAAGGACAAACAGTTACAGACACTGCAGACTACAAGAACTATTTAGAGTTCAAGAAAACAAATCCAGATATAACTTTTGAAGAGTTCTA